AAGAAAAATGGATGCACTAAACAGGATTATTCCGACCAACTTAAATTAAAATACATATGGCTATGCAAGAAAATGGACGAGCCAGTTATAGAAAGGTCCCATGTCAAATTTAAGCGAGTCAAAGCTCCTTTCGAAAAGGAAGGGGATTAAGCTGGATGGCATTAGATTTTAATATTGAAAAAGAACCTCTGATTTATTTCTTAGTAAATAAGAAAGATGTTGATTGTGAAAAAATCTATAAAAAAGATATTGTTTATATCGGAACATCTAAGGTAGAAAAAGGTAAAAGATTTAATCAACATCCCAAAAAGATATTTAATAAAAATAAAATAAAATATATTAGCAGTAAGAAATTAGGTTTTCTTAAAAACGAATACTTCAGAAAATACTATGAGTTACGTTGGATTAATAAAATTGATCCTAGATATAACAAAACAAAAGATAAAGCACCTAGTCTAAATCTGTTTCTACTTAAAATGTTTCTCTGGTTTGAAAATCCCAATCCATTTTGGATAAGTCCATTATCAAGCCACTGTCCTTTTATGAAACCACAAAGTTCCAATGGATTATATTGGCTTGAACATGCTTACAGTCCAAACAATTCAAGATGGGTTATTAATGGGTACACTAGGGTATGGGAAACTTTGGATTTAAATAAGACACTTTACATTGATAACCAAAACGCATTCAAGTTTTTGATTAATGAAAAAATTAAACCCTCCTTGGCCGGTAAGTTGAGAAGGCAGTTCACCCCCAGGAAAGAGAAGCTACATAATTAAATGTTAGGAAACAAAACGATTAAGATCTTTGGTCCTCCAGGAACTGGAAAGACCACCACTCTCTTAAACCGGCTTGATAAATGGTTTAATCGGGGAATTACTCCGAAGGAAATTGCTTACGTGTCTTTCACAAACAAAGCAGTTAATGAAGCAAGGGTCCGTGCTGAAAAACAATTCCCAGACTGTAATGAAGATGATCTTCAGAATTTTAGAACGATTCATAGCTTCTGTAGACAATTTAGAAAACAACTTCCAGTTATTGACCCGCAAGTAGACATGGTAGAATTCGCTGAAAATTTAGGATTGGCTAAACCCGCTTACGAAAACTACGACGGGATCCAAGTCTTTAATGATTGGTCTTTAAGAGTTTATGACAAAGCAAGGAATCGATTAATTCCTCCGGAACAACAATTTGTAGAGGAAGTTTTTAAACGAGCTACGCTTCCGCGCTTTCAACTGATATACCGTCAATATGAATTATTTAAAGAGAACCATCGTGTTGATTTTACAGATATGATTACTCATTTCATAGATAAGGAAGAAGCTCCCTATTTAAAAATTTTAATGGTGGATGAAGCCCAGGACCTAACTCCCCTACAATGGAAAATGATTTATAAGCTAGCACAGAGAGCGGATCGAATCTATATTGCTGGAGATGATGATCAAGCTATTTTTGAATGGAATGGTGCCGAAGTAAAAAATTATCTTGGTTTTCCTGGGAGAACGCATATCTTAACACAGTCTTTTCGTTTACCCCAAATTATTCATGACTTCAGTGGTTACATCTCCACTATGATTAAACCACGGGTTGATAAAAAATTTATAGCCTCCGATCAAAAAGGATCAATCCAAACCCACGCACGGTTCAAAGATATAGTTGAACAAATGAAAGAGCGCAAGGGAACTTGGTTAATTCTAGGGCGTACGCAGGAACTTGTAAGAGAGCTTGAAGGACTTGCTCGACTGTATGGAGTATTCTTTCAAAACACCAAAGGCAAACATTCTTTCGACCTGAATAAATGGAATGCTATTCAGTATTGGAAAAGACTCGAAGAAGGAGGCAATGTTAAAAAAGAAGAAGCTGGAATTATTTATACTTACATCAATGAAATTGCCTACGGGTGGAGATCCACAGAAAGTAAACGCTGGAAAAATTTAAGTGATGACAAACCCTTTTCGCTTGATTTTTTGCGTACATTCGGAGGTTTACTAGCTACTCCCTATAAATGGCAACAAGTTTTTAATCGCAATTTCTCTGAAATCGACAAACAATATTTTGAAAAAATTATAGAAAAGAATATTGATCTCTCCTTAGCCTCGAATATTGTTATTGATACTATTCATTCAATCAAGGGAGGAGAAGCTCAACACGTCTGTGTTTATGAAAAGGCTAATTGGCCGGCTCATTTTGAAAACAAAGTAGGGCTTGCGCGGAGCTCTGAATCTAGGGTATGGTATGTTGCTGTGACACGGGCAAAAGAAAGCTTACATATTCTACGTTCTTATCATGAATACTTTTTCCCATTGGCACGGCTCTATAATCAGTTTATAAAGGAGCATCATGGTAGTAGCTAAAGGCAGTTGGGATTATTCAGGGAGTCCAAAGCTAAGGATTCTATCATTGGGAGCTGGGGTGCAGTCATCCACGATGGCACTTATGGCTGATGAGGGAGCCTTTGAGCACAAACCAGATTATGCGATCTTCGCAGACACGGGATGGGAGCCCCGTAAAGTGTACGATCATCTTGCGTGGCTCAAATCCCAGTTAAGTTTTCCTGTCATTGTTTGTAAAAATCACTTGAAATCAGGCAATATTAAACAAGATATGATTAATGAAGTAACCAAGGAAAAAGGTTTTCTTCACATTCCTTTTTTCGCCCGTAATACAGCTACCGGTAAAATAGGAATTGGTCCAAGGCAATGCACACGGAATTACAAGATTACTCCTATTAACAGGCAGATCCGTCATCTTTTAGATCTTAAACACAGGCAGCGATTCCCCAGGGACTTGTGGGTGGAAGTCTGGGTCGGAATTTCACGAGATGAAGCTACACGTATGAAACCTTCCAGAGAAAAATGGATTCAAAATACCTGGCCTTTAATTGATAAGAATATGACACGAAAAGATTGTTTGGAATGGTACAATGGAAAAAATTATCGGACTCCTGCAAAAAGTTCTTGTATTGGTTGTCCCTATCATGATAATACTTTATGGAATGAAATCAAAACTCAAGCCCCATCAGAATTTAAAGAAGCCTGCGAGATTGACGACGTGATTAGAAGTTCTGCTAAAGATCCTAAGATAAAAAGATACCTTCATCGTAAAGGCATTCCTTTGCGCGATATTGATTTTAATAAACTTTTAAAAAATAAAAAAATAGACAATCAATTGAACTTATTTGAAAACGAATGCGAAGGAATGTGTGGCGTCTAAAAAAGCGTTAGATTATCAAGCAGGTGGAAAACATTATTTGGGTCTGGCGATTCAGCCAGTAGTCTATTGTTATAAAAACAAACTTAATAATATTGATTCTAACATTATAAAATATGCAACACGCACCAAACCCGGAGAAACTACCAAAGATCGTTATCTAAAAGTTATTCAGTACGCTAAAATTGGAATAGAACTAGATGACTCATCAAATTAACTTCACTTTTCAAGAGTCCGACTGGACGACACCCAGTCAGTATCCCAATCTTAAGGATGCTGAGGTTATAGCCATTGATTTAGAAACCAAAGATCCTGATATTAAAACCAAAGGCCCTGGTTGGCCGAGCATGAATGGTAACATCATCGGGGTGTCTGTCGCGACCGACGGTTTCAAGGGCTATTATCCTATCTCTCACGAAGCGGGAAGTAACATGGATGCTAAAATGGTTTTGAACTGGGTGCAAGATGTGTGTCGAGCTCCAGGAGTTAAAGTCTTTCATAATGCAGCGTACGATATTGGATGGCTGAGGGCTCACGGCATTGTTGTTTATGGAAAGATTGCTGATACCATGATTGCTGCAGCTATCATTGATGAGAATCGTAGAAACTATAGTTTAAATTCATTATCCATGGATTACCTGTCCGAACTTAAATCAGAAGCTGGGTTAAAAGAAGCAGCCAAGGAATGGGGTATCGATGCTAAAGGAGAAATGTATAAACTCCCTCCTAAGTTTGTGGGTCCTTATGCTGAACAGGACGCGTCTTTGACGTTAAGACTTTGGCAACGTTTTAAAATAGAAATTATAAAACAGAATTTATCAGATGTCTGGGAGCTGGAAATGGAGCTCTTGCCTCTCCTGATTCAAATGCGAGCTAAAGGAGTTAGAGTTGATCTTGATGGAGCACATCAACTTAAAAAAGAATTTGTTAAAAAAGAAAAGCAGGCACTGTTGAAAATCAAAAAGAGCGCGGGTACTAATATAGATATATGGGCAGCTCGATCAATCGCCAAAGCCTTTAATAAGCTTAAGATACCTTACCCTCTGACCGAGAAGACTAAGGAACCTTCTTTTACTCAGAACTGGCTAACGAATTGTAAAGCTCCTATAGCAAAGTTGATTCGTGAAGCACGGGAAGTAAGCAAGTTTCATTCAACGTTCATTGATTCTATATTTAAATTTGAACATCAAGGAAGGATCCATGCAGAAATAAATCAATTACGGGGTGACTCTGGAGGGACCGTCAGTGGTCGTCTCAGTTATGCACATCCAAATTTACAGCAAGTTCCAGCCCGAAACAAGGACCTCGGCCCCAGGATCCGATCTCTCTTTATAGCCGATAATGATTGTCGCTGGGGATCCTTTGATTACTCTCAGCAAGAGCCGCGCCTTGTGGTTCATTATGCTTCTAGTATTGGTTTCGCCGGCTCTGGTGATTTAATTAAAGCCTATGAAGAAGAAGACGCAGACTTTCACCAAACAGTAGCGGACATGGCAGGCATACCAAGATCTCAAGCTAAAACAATTAATCTAGGAATCTTTTATGGAATGGGAAAGAATAAATTATCAAGGGAGCTAGGAATTGATAAGCAACAAGCTGAACAAATTTTACAAGAGTATAACCAGCGCGTTCCTTTTGTTAAACAACTCGCCAATAATGCCATGGATGCAGCGGATAAAAACGGAACGATTTGGACACTCAAAGGAAGAAAATGCAGGTTTCAAGAATGGGAACCTTCATCATTTGGATTACATAAAGCTACCACTTTTGAAGATGCGGTACAAAAGTATGGACGTGGTAATATCAAAAGGGCCTACACTTATAAAGCGCTTAACCGGTTGATCCAAGGATCCGCAGCTGACCAGGTAAAACAAGCTATGATTGATTGTGCGAAAGCCGGCTTTTATCCAATTCTACAGATTCATGACGAACTTTGTTTCAATCTTAAATGGGAAGCACTTGAACCTCAATACAAACAAATCAGAGAGATTATGGAAAAGTGTATACCTGAGTTGAAAGTCCCCTCAAAAGTCGATATATCTATTGGAAAGAACTGGGGTCAAACAGATGAAGTTAAATGAATTACACATCAACGCAGGAGAATGTCCAACGTGTCATCAAAACACGCATTTCAGTCCTACCTTTAAAAAACATGTTTATCGTTGTGAGATTTGTTTAAATAAAGTCAAGCAGTTGGTAAACGGCAAAATAATATACAAGGAAATTCCTATTCCTGGAACCTTCGTCCCCTAAGTACTAATTTTATTCGCAATTATATGTAGCTCTACTTTGGCATCCGTTTCAAACTGGGTGTTAATTTCACCTTTAATATCTTTTACTCGAAGATCAATGACTTTCATGTCGTCAGTAGTTTTTTTCTGCGACAATGCTTGGTTGGCCCACTGATGTTCCAGCTTGAGCTTTTTCTGGACTAACTCGTGTAGTGACATTCGGGTCTACCTCCTCATAAGTTATGCAAGTCTTGGTCTTTTGGTAAAAACCAGGACCTTCTTTAACCTTGATTGCACCGTCGTAAGCTTTTTTACTAAACAGTTTTAAGGCAGCCTGATGATCGTTAGCGCTTACCGTTCCATCTAGCAAATTTCCGCGTACTATTGCACGGATACGATAGTGCTTCATAAGAGAGTATATGACGGAATAAGATAGTCCTGTCAACCCCTATGTTAGGGGCTTAGTTTGGTCAGTATTATTGACCTTTTTTTCACAGTAAAACTTAATAAAGAGCTGTTTTTCGTTGATTAGTGCGGGCCCTAGGGACTCCATAAATTCCTTAGAATGAATATAACCAGCGTTCATACAGGTAGACCAATCAGGGAAAGGATCGTTTTTCTGCCACATTTGAGAACAGGTACCCTCCAGGGCCGAACAGAGAATAAGAGTTAAAAAAATATTCATAACTTACATGTACTCTTTTTGTTTTACCTTGTAAATAAAACTTGCATTCTAATGGGATATATAGTAACTTAATGGGATTGGAGGATCAAATGACAACAGATGACAAACAAGACGAACTAAATAAAAGCATGAAGGACATGTTGCAAAGTGTTAACGATACTTATGCAGCGGGCGTCCGAGCCGGAAAGCAACAAGCTTTCAAAGAAGCTCAGGACATTGTAAAAAATGTTTCTGGCGAGCCAGTTAGATCACCCGTGATTCCAGTGAACACAAAAAAGTTCATTGTGAGTTATGATTCGGTTGATCAAACTATTACTCTTAAAGTAGGAAATGAGGTACGAAATACTCATCATAGTAATGTCCCTCATCTTAAGTTCGACAGCGCTCTAACTTTAGTGAAAGATATGTTTTCTAAGTGGAATGAAGTGCTGGGGAAGGAAAATGGTAACCATGCAAAAAACAATAACTAAATATCAATCTAAATTTGATAGATTAATGAAGTCTATTCAAACAGATAAGACACTAAAAAAGATGCCGGGTAATGCTACGGCAGGAATAGCGGTTCAAATGATTAAAGATTTGAAAAACTATTTAAGGGTGAATAAAAAAGGAAATAAAGAAAGCATAATTAAAGTTGATAGAAGATCTAAAAATGTAGCATATATTACTATCGGTAACTGGGTAGTATATGTTGATAACTCAACCGGTGAACACATCGTAGAGAGTTGGGTACAATAAAAATGACTAGAAACATACCGGTTACAAATAAAATAAAGATGTATTATCATTGTGGTTTATGTTTAAAAGAAAGACCTCAACATCTTTCTCCTTCTGAATGGGCCAGTGTCGAAGTGGGTGCTACTAAACTTGGTATCCAGGTTTGGTGCAAAAGACACCAGGCAAACATTTTACATATAGATTTCCAAGGGAAGAAACATCCAGCGAATCTAGCCTGTAAAAAAGAGGCTGCTATTATGAAAACTCAAACAGAACTGCCAGATGGTTTTGATAAAAGATTATTTCTTCGCGAAAAAGAAGTGGAAGATATTTTTGGAATTAAGGCCAGCACATTAAGACGACAACGAACGGGAAATTACGGGTTCCCTTTTACGGTTGTTGGCAGACCTAAAAATACAAACAAGGGCGGCATTATCTTTTACTCGGTAAAAGATATTGAAGCTGGCAAATGGAAACATAACCGGAAGCTTAAAGGAAAAAACTTTAATGATAGGAGTCTTAACTCATGAGTCGACAAACGAACGGAACAGCTTACTGCAACTGGGTCGCTTTCTCTAAAGGGGTACACGATACCCTTAAGGAAGTACCCACGATTGCAGCGGACGGCTTGGAAGTCACTAAATCTGATTTTCGCTGGGAGTACGCTGTTAAAAAATTAACAACGATGGTCTTTGAACCCACCGGAGGAATTCGAGGCTATCATTTCTTTGATATTGATGCAGCGAATGATCTAGTTCGATCGGAGCTCGAGCGGAGAAAGTCTATGAAGGAGAAACATAAAAATGTCTAGAGGTAAAACAAAACGTTTAGCTTGGCAACCGAATCATAACCGATATAAAAAAGATAATGCAATCTATCTACAAGCTTATAAAAAGATTTTTAAACAAACAACAAGGAAAAAGAAATAATTAAAAAATATGAAGTGGACGGATGACAAAACAGCAGCATTAAAAATGCTATGGGAAAAAGGAAGTGTTGCAAGCGAGATTGCTAACATATT